GTTTCTATAGTAGTGTAGCCGTTTAGGTTATCAACCTTATTTTTTTCTGCGGCGTATCTGTCAAGTGGAATGCCCCATTTGTTTGCAAGCTCTACGTCACGCTGACTTAGCTTTACTTTATTTTTAGGAGAGGATTTACGTGATGATCCTGCTACCACTTGTGACGGTTTTTTCGTGTTGACCGTCCCACGATTAAATTTATGCGGAAGTTCTTGTTGAACTTGTCTATCTATTTCATTATAAAACTCTTTTGTATTAGGATCATACCCCTCTGCCTTTAATTTTTGATCTACCGCAAGAGCAACAGCAGTAGCTACTTCATCTTTTCCAAACCATGCATTACGTCCTGCCCAATCTTGAGCTAATGGATCAACAGTTTGTTGAGGAGTATCTGAGGGTTGATATGTTTGTTCTTCCTTATACTCTTTAGTTCTATCTACATCTTCTTGTTTCTGGCTATGCTCTGCTTGTGCTTTTCTAGCTTTAATAATTTTTAAATCTGTCTTAGCATCGTTTAACATATTCTGAGCGGCAAGTAACTCTTCTTTTTCTCCATCATCATAAGCACGAAGATAACTTGACTCAGCCATTTTAATTCGTTCTTCTAATTCATTTTCACGAGAGGAGAGAGAAGAAAGTTCATAAGACTTTGTAGTCTGTTGGTTTTTAACTAATTCAGAACGAAGTTGATCTAACTCCGTTGCCATTTGTTCTATCTGACCTTCTCTTTCTTTCCGTTGATGAACAAGCTGACGAATACGCTTTTCAGCCCCTTTACTATTTATCCCTTCTAATTCTTGTGGTTCTTCTTGTTGAGGTTCTTCTTTAACTTCTTCTTCCTCAACAATTTCATAATTCTGTTCAGGTTCTTCTTTTGTTTCTACAGATGGTTCTGGTGTAGATTCTTCTGTTTCAGGTTCTTCTCCTTCTACATTATACTCTACTTTCTCCACACTATTTAAAGTAGTAGCAGCTTTAGGATCAATATCTGTCCAACCACCACCATCATTTTCTTTAGCCATAATAACTCCTTTGTTTTACGTAGGCAGCGGTTCTACGAATTACGCTGCATCGGCAGATAAATGGTACATAATATCTAAGTCTTCTGGATTTTCAACACGCATGATAATTTGATCATCAAATAAAAGTAAAAGTCGTATACCTTTATAAATAAATTTATGTCCTACATGTCTTCCATAAGCTACAAAATCTCCTTCACCGCACCACTCTCCTGTAGGAAATTTTGTTTTATCTTTATAAGCAGTTCTCCCTACTGCTAAAACTTTACCTACAGTTGTTAAATATTTAACATCTTCAGTAAATTGATCTGGTAAAAGAATACCACCTTTGGTTTCTTTTCGTATAGCAACAGGTCTAATTAAAACATGATAACCGGGAAGTAAGGGTAAAGGATCAGGATCAGGAATAGATTGTTCTGTAATCCAATCATCATTCTTTATAGCATTTCCAAGTTTAACGTTCTGCATCTTCTAGTTCATCCTTTAAATATTTTCTTTCTAAATCTTGTATCATATCAAGTAGTTTCTTCATTCCGTCTAAGACACCAACCATATAACGATACTCATCATAAGAGGTACACGTTCCAGATGCAAGACTATTTTTTATATTTTCTAATTCGCTTGTTAATTCTTTTTTTAGATAGTAGGAATCGACTAACGTACTAGTAGATGTAATCATATTTTAAGTCCGTGTATCCTATTTTCAATAAGACTCATCACGCCTATCTTTAAAGGATTGTTTCTTAGTTGATTCTTTTCCGGTACGCATACCAAGAGATTCATCTTTACGGGCATTAGAACTTTGCTTCTTCATTTTCTTTTTAGCTGGTTTAGCAGCACCTATTCCAAAATCTTTAACAGAATTTTCTGGAAACCAGTTATTACCAGACTTACCACTGCCGCCTACCCATTCCTGTTTTATTTCAGCCATCTTTCTTTTTCCTTTTTCTTTTACGTGATTCACTTAGAGCAATAGCAATTGCCTGTTTACGTGATTTAACTTTTGGTCCTTTCTTAGAACCTGACCGTAATGTTCCCTTTTTGTACTCTCCCATTACAGTCTTCATTTTCTTTTTATTTGGTCCTTTAGATATTTCTTTAGATATATTTGATCTGGAGATAGCCATTAGTTAAACTATCTCCTCACCAGTTTGTAGTTGTGCTTCCATCTTCTTTAAATAATTTAAAGTTTCATCAGGTATCTTTATTTCTTTCATTTCAGGTTTACCATTTTTATCTTTTATGATCTTACCATTTTTATCTTTTTTAGGTACTTTAAATTTTTCTAATGTTCGATTATTATCAATCCATGCTCTAGCATTACCTTCACCCCAATTATAAGCTACAGCAGCATCTCTCTGACTTCCGTCAAATTTATCTAGAAGGTAAGAACCATAAGTATGACCAGCCCATTTATTATATTCAGGATCACGTAACATTGATGCTGAAGGAGAAAATCCCTTAAATTTATGTTCCCCCGGTCCTACTGGAGTAAGTTGATATCCTCCAATAGCTCCAGCCTTACTTATTTTAACTTTACCTTTACTATCCCAATGTGATCTACTACTTTCATTTTTATGAATAGCATCCATCCATTTTAAGAAATCATCTCGTGATGTAGACTTAGGTTGAATTTCTTCTATTAATGCTTCATAAGTACCAGCATCAATTTCATGAGGTTCTAATTTTTCGCTGTATTCATCACCCGGTTTTCTTGGAGCAACTTCAAATTTTCTTTCTGGAACTAGATTATCAGGAACAATAAATTCAGCTTCTTCTGGTACTNGTTCTTGTAATGGAATGGTAGTATCAACATCTAAAGGAACTTCCTCTTTAAACGCAGGAACCATTTCTTGAGATGTAGGACCAGTAGGTGTAAAATCAGCACCTGAAGGAACTACCTCATCTTCTAACGGACCAAAAAAGTTACGTAATGCATCCATCACATCAGGAGTTTCACCACCTTCAACCATCCCACCTTCATTATATTTTCTTAAATCTACTGTTTCTTTTAATTTCTCAACAGATGTTTTAGTTTCCTTCATCATAGTTTTGAAAACTTCNAAAAGGAATTTATCATCTAGTTCTTTTGTTTTNTTTTCATTAGTTGATTTAAGTTTAGCGAGTTTATCTGCTGAATCTATTTCAAACTCATCTCTATCTAATTCTAGTTTCTGTTCGTCAAGAGTAATCTTGGCAGTAGAATGTAAAGCGTTAAGTTTAACTTTTTCTTTTTCCAGTTCAAGTTGCTGACGTTGTAGTTCAATTGTCATACGTTCAAGGTCTTCTACTGTACCTTGTTCTGCCATACGTTGATTGTTCTCTAAAATTTCTTCAGCCGCTCCTTGTGTAATCTGAGCAATAACTTGAGGACTAGCTACACCAGCAGCTTCTACACCTTTTTCTAACATACCACTTATCTGTTCTTCATATTGTAAAATCATATGTTCACGTATATTAGCTTGGAGAACGGGTACGATCTGTGCCATAAGAGGATTTTGTCCAAGTGTTGGATCAGCAATAAAAGATTCCTTAATTGTAATATGAGCTTTATGATCTTGACCCGGAAAAGCTTTAATAGGATTTCCTTCAACTGCTTGGCGAATATCTGATATAGGATCAAGTGGTTGTGGTTCAGGTTTTTCTGGTGTAAGAAATCTAGTAGGTTCAGCTATGTTAAGAGAATCTAAAATAGTTCTGTTAACCTCTCTCATATTATACATACCGGGAGGAGACTGTGAAGCCAACTGAAGTACCATTTGTGCAACAGCAATTCTATGTGCAGAAGATGGAACATTTGGATCAGATACTGGAATGATATCTACTCGACCATCAAAATCACTTTTAAATATATTTCCAGTTATAAATGGAATATCATAAGGATATTCATCTGGTAGATAATCATGATTGATACGAGCTAAGATATGTAATTCATCACGTTGACTATGATGTAAACGTTTATGAATAGCACTAAAGAATTTAGTAGAAGCTTCAAGTAAAGCTAACGTTGTACCAACTGGGCCATAATTAGTTGAATCAGCTATAACTTGTTCTGTACTATCTGCAAACTTTTGTCCTGTAGTAGCAACAAATTGTAACATTTGCATAAGAGTATTAGACGGTTCCTTGTATGGTAAAGGTACAATAGCTTTGGTTAAATCAACTCCTGTTGCTTCCACTTCTCTAAATTCACCCGGTGCAATTGGATCGTTTGCTCCAACCACCCGAACACCACGAGCTTTAAATCCTCCGGGTAAATTAGCAAATTGTCCAGCATCAATAAGGTTACGCATTGCTGCTGTAGCACTAGCTGTTAAATTCCCTAAGAAATGAATGTAGCCCAATCCGTAAAAACCAAAACCGGGAACAAACTTATAATGAGTAAACCACGTAAGTTTTTCTTTTCTTGCATCATCTTCTCTCCAATTTCTACGAATAGCTAAAACTGTTTTAGTATCTTTATCAACTGTTACAATATAAGGTAAAGCAACTACAATACTATCTTCTTCCTCATCACTTTCTAGTTCAAGATAACAATGATGTTCTAATAAAGTATATTGAGGGGAAGATGTATAATCAGGAGACATCCCCAAAATTGTATCCATCTTTTGTCTAAGATTAGTTGGAACAATCTCCATAGGTTCAGGTAATTCTTCTTCCGTATAATCAGGAAGACCATAAAATCCATTTACAATATCTCGTTTAAGATCATTAGGTGAACGATAAATTAAATGTGTATATCGTTCTGCCTTACGTAAATCAGGAGCATTGTTGGAAACAACAAATTGATCGATTGTAATAAATTCAGAAACAGGACGGTCAAGTGCAGGATCGAAATAACATTTCTTAATTGCTGATCCAAAAACAGGTAGATGAAATAACATCCGTTCCAGTTCATCAAAGTACTCAGGCATTTGATCAGTAAGCTGATAGTTCATAAAGTTTTGAACACGATTAGCTTGCTGTTCTTTTTCAGGAGTAGAGTGTCCTACGACTTGAGCCTTTACTGGACCTTTAGCTGGAAATAATTCTTGGATAGCTTTTGCTTGAAACTTAACAGAGGATTCAATTATAAGAGGATGGACNGCNGTACANGCACCTTCAAATGGTTCAAAGGCTTCTTCTAGTTTTAAACCAAGAAGATCAAAACCACGTTCAAAAGTTTCTTCCCAATCTGCACGACTTTCTTTATCTGCTTCATAAGCATCTATAACTTTTGTAGCGATATCTAAAAGTTCGTCTTTATCTAAAGAATAAATTATATTTTCATAATGATCATAAGGTTCTTCTTCCAGTATTTCTTCTACTTGTAAAGAAGGATCATCTGATTCAATCTCATATTCAATTGTTTCACCAGAATCCATATTAATAACATTACCTTGTTCTGCGAAAGGATTTCGCTCAACAGCCATTATTATTTTCCTTGTCCTCTATATTTCTTATAACTTCTACGTTTGTGTTTATTTAAAGAACTAGTACCAATCATAGAATGATTTCTACCAATAGAAGTTTTCTTTCTTTGGTTAAAGAAATCTATATTTCTATTATATAATCCTATAGCTCCTTTAGGAGTTTTAGACATTATTCTTCAAAATCATGTACTAGTTCTTTTTGATGAATGTCACTTTGAGGGTTATCTATAGGTTTGCAATCACAAGTCTCTGGGTCACACGTACAACCTTCTTTCCCACACTTAGGACAACGCTCATGATCTTTTACTAAAGGTGTGTCTATCATTTCTTTACTATAGCTCCAAACCCTTGTACTTGTCGAGCTACGTCTCCACCCCATTCAGTTTCTCCACCTTCTTTATAACCATGTACTACAGGTTCTCCAGTTTCTTCTGAACGTTTAGCAGCAGCATCCAATCCTGCATCATCATATGTAAATTCTTTTTTCCCTACTGTCGGCATTTATCCTTCTCCCATTTTTTTTTATATAGGACACTTCTTACAAATGTCTCTATTAGTA